TACCTTTGGCTCGTCTTATGTCTTTATTTCCATTGCAATCTGAATGTGCAGTAGGAATTAATGCCCATGGTCCAGAATGGGATGAATATGCTAAGTTTATGAAACAACATGGTGACGATAGAATACTTGCAGGAGATTACAGTAAATTTGATTTACGCATGCCCGCACAAATGCTAATGTCAACTTATAAAGTATTTTGTAATGTTTGCGAAAAATGTGGAACTTATTCTAACGATGATTTAACTATCATGGCAGGCATTGCAACAGAAATTAGTTATTCAGTTGTAGCGTATAATGGTGATTTAATTATACATAATGGATCTCATCCTTCTGGTAATAACATGACTGTTTATGGAAATTGTGGTGATAATTGTTTAAATTTTCGTTGTGGTTACGCTTTTAACGGTTTGAAAAATGGTTATACTCTTAAAACTTTGCCTAAATTTAAACATGTATGTGCTTTAGGTACATATGGTGATGATGCTAAAGGTTCTGTTAAAAGAGGTTTTGATTGGTTTAATCATATATCATTTGCCAATTATTTGAAAGAGAATGATATCATTTTTACAATGCCGGATAAAGAATCAATTCCAACCAAATACATGAATGATATTGATGCTGATTTCCTTAAGCGAAAAAATGTTTTTAATAAGGAAACAGGTTTAATTCATGGCGCATTAGATGAGGATTCTATTTTCAAAAGCTTGCACACTGTACTTAAGTCAACAGTTGGTCCCAAAAGGCATGCTGCAGGAAACATAGAAACTGCTTTACGAGAATGGTTTCACCATGGAAGGGAGGTCTTCACTTTACGTCATAAACAAATGATAGAGATTGCTGAAAGAGCGCAATTGCAGAATTTGACTATGGACGTAAACGAGGAAACTGGTGTAGTAATGAATTCATTATATGATGATTACGATACCCGTCTTGCTCATTTCAGAGCAAAACATTTTGAATCTAAATAAGATTCATATTGTCTTGGGCAGACTTTAAATGCACCCATTCCGGACCTATCCGGGATTGTAATACTAGAGTTGAAAATAGGTTTGTGTATATGAATGACTGCATGATATTGTATTTTATATGTTTACGCAATACATGAACAGCTTTGCACATTTAGACATGTTACCCTTAACATACCGGTATTTACTGGGGGGCTCGTCACCCAACAAAACATTATTGCCATTTAATGTGTTAAGCAACACTTTTATGGTATTAAATAAATATGCTTACTAATTATAATGATAATAATAATAGCATGCCATCAGCTAATGATGGTCCGAGTTTTACTACAAGTAAGACATCTACAAATACAACATCAGAGAATGTTCATTTCGTTGATGGAGATACGCCGTGGACATATGATGTTGCAGCTACCCCAGATGAGACATCCAAGCTTAGCGGATTCGATGACGCAGGTCTCGGAGAATTTCTTTCTAGACCAATCAAGATCCAACAATATAATTGGACGCCAGGTTTACAATTGTATCAAACATTTAATCCTTGGACCGATTATTTTAGTAATGCAGATGTTAACGAAAAGATCAACAGATTCAGAAATTTAAGGTGTAAATTATGCCTTAAAATTCTTATTAATGGTAATTCTTTTTATTATGGAAGGGCTTTGGTTTCATATAATCCTTATTTAGAAAATGATCAAGTTACCCAAAATAGGTCTTTCTTTATACAGGATATTATTGCTGCGTCTAATAAACCACATATTTTATTGGATCCCTGTTCTTCTGAAGGAGGCCATATGTGTTTACCGTTTATTTGGCCTGAGAATTATCTTGATATTACTCAGCCAAATTGGGAGTCTCAAATGGGCGAATGTACTATTCATGATTTTGATGTTCTACGACATGCCAATGGTGGAACCGACCCAATTACAGTCTCCATATTTGCCTGGGCTGAAGATGTATCATTACTCATCCCAACAACTGTATCAGCACAGTCTGATTCTACTTCTATTGTTGAGCTTGATGATTTTGGTTTTCCTAAGCCTTTTGAACATCAGGCACAATCGAAGAGTAAGAATAAGACGTCAAAGAAGAGTACTAATACAACGCGAGATGATGAATTTAAGACTGATGGGCTTATTAGCAAACCTGCTTCGGCAATTGCTAAGGTTGCTAATGCTTTAACCATGGTCCCTTATATTGCCCCTTATGCCAAGGCTACCAGTATGGTTGCAGATAAAATAGGTGCAGTTGCACGTATTTTTGGATATTCAAGACCACCAATCTTATCTGATATCCATCCTTACGTACCACGATATTGTGGAAATTTAGCTAATTCAGATGCACCAGAAACTGTTAATAAGTTATCTTTAGATTCAAAGAACGAACTTACAGTGGATACACGTACTATGGGATTAGGTGGAGCAGATGAATTAACAATTCATTCTATTGCATCTCGTTTAACTTTTTGGCGCCAATTTGATTGGCCTGAATCAGCAGTTACTGATTCTTTATTGGCTTCTATGGCTGTGCAGCCTTTTTGTGTTGATACAATTACTGCTAGTTCTGGTTCGTCTCCTCTTACTGTTACTGAAATTCATTCTACAGCACTTGCATTTGCTTCTGCACCATTTGAAGCATGGCAAGGCAGTATTAAATTTCATTTTAAAGTTGTTTGTTCTGAATATCATAGAGGGCGTATTAGACTAGTTTATAATCCACTAACTAATAATTCAGGTCCTGTTGCATATAATCAAGTTTATTCTACTACAATAGATATTTCTAATGATAGAGAATTTGATTATGAATGTAAATGGACAGATGTTAGGGCATGGAATTCTTGTATAGGAATTGATGGTGCCGCTCAGGCTACTTTATTTAACACTGATGCAGCAGTTCAGGGAGGCACTGGATTTGATAATGGTACACTCTCTATTTATGTTGTGAATGAATTAGCAACTCCTTCTACAACCGCTGCTGATGTTAAAATTCAAGTGTGGGTTTCGGCAGGAGATGATTTTGCTGTTTCTATTCCTGGTTTAGGTCTTTCACGACTATCATATTTCCAACAACAAGCAACTATGGAATCAAGTGACACTGATCCTGTTCTGGCTCAATCAAATGATAATTCTAATAATCCAGTTGGTGGAAATCCCATTGAAAATTACGGTACAGAGCATGCACCATTGCTTATGGAGGATAACCAATACCTTGTTTATCAGGGTGAACGCATAGTGTCTTTTAAAGATTTGTTGAGACGTTATCAGTATCATAATTCTTATTGGCCCCAAGATATCGGAACTGGTTATAGATATTATGGACTTGACATCCCTGGAATGCCCTTATTCAGAGGTTGGGATCCAAATGGTATTGATTCAGCAGTAGGAGCAGCATCCACAGCACCATATAATTTTTGTTCTATGACTCTCTTAAATTATTTAGCCCCTGCTTTTGTTTGTCAAAGGGGTAGTATCAGACACAAATGGCTCACTGCTGGTTCTCGATCTAGTCGAGAGGCTCAAATTCTTTCAGCAACTAGGCATAATGTTTTAGTTCCTTTAGGATTTAATGAGACTTTTTATCCCTTGGATAATGTTCTTCCTGGGGACAGAAGGAAGGAATTACAAGGGATGTATAGATCATATTTAAATGGTACAGCTATCACACCTGTCCAGTTAAATAATACCTTAGAAATAGAATTGCCATTTTATTCCATAGGTCAGCGATTTAGACCTGGAAGATTTTTGAATATGGCTGGTGTTGGTGATACTCAAGGTCTAGAAATTGCGTGTGAAATTTCTGGCGACGGTGCGGACGGGGATTGTCGTATTGACCAATTTACAAGTGTAGGTGAAGATTTTACACTTGGCATGTTCGTAGGAGCACCTGTTCTTTACTTCTACGACAACCCGGTGGCAGCTTAAATGCTGTTCACCTTGTATTTTTAGATAATTGACTGGGGCGTCAATTTCGTCATGTGGACGTTAAACACCATCAAGAATCAACAGGATGGGCCTGTTGATAGGATACTCTTCGGCGGTCGAAGGGGGGTACATGTAATGTGTACCTGGATGAGACTAAATATTAGTCTTACATTTATTGCTTTGCGATAGAGAAGGTTTTGTAGCAACCTCATGTAAGACTAATGTCTTATTCGAGTTGTGAAATTTTTACTTCTTTGGATCGCAATTTATTAAATGTATGTCCGAATATTAAAGCTACATATAAGCTGATCGTATAGGTTTCTTTTGCCTAGCGTGATCAGTCTGTAGTTCGGACCGCTTACGGA